TAAAAGCCTTTGATCCGTCCAATAAATTTATTTGACATTTCTCAGACCAGCCAAACGATTTGGCAAATCTTGCAAGTTTGATGTCATCCTCTCGTATCAACGCAAAGATCGGCTTTCCAATCAATGCATCAAGACTAAAAAAATCCTTTTGACAATTTTTTTTAACTTTCGCTGACCATCTTTTGATGTCAATGTGAAACCAAAGCAAATTGTCGAAAAATTCCAAGTAAAAGATGTAATCATCTCGAATACATACAGGTACTTTTTCTGCCATTTTCTCTCAATTTCATCTCAACGCTTACCCGCCGCCACCGCCTCAATTCGGTTGACACCAACCCGCCAATCTTCCAGCACGGCACCGGTGTACCTGATCTTCACCTGACGGCCAGAGAACCTGACATCAGTCGGGATTGCGGCTGAGTACGGTCCATAAGTGTATTCAGTGTCCATTGGGTAGAACCGCGTCTTGAATGAAATTTGAACTTCGCCAAGCGTTTGCTCATCTGGGATCACCTGACGCACAGACATAATGTTGTCACCGTTTCCGATCTCAAATGGGCCGGACTCAGCATAAACCACGCCAGAGTCATAGGCATATCCCACCTCATGCTCGTAGATATAGCCGGATGCGTCAACCATGGTGGGATTTGTAAACACGCCTCGGTCAGTGCCGGCAGTACGCCCCATCACGCCAATATTCCAATGGTTTTCGCGGTAGTTGTAGGTGACATAGGAGTCAACCTCATTGCTTGCATTAGATGGGTAGAACCACCAGACTTCACCATACTTGCTGTTATGAACTGCGTAAACCTTGCTGGCCTGGTTGTAGTTCAGATTCTGAAAGACGTAGTCAGAGACATCGCAAGGCATAGGCTTGACGTAACCATCGAACAGCCAGAATCCTGATTGACTCATCCACATGGCGGCAGAGTCGATGGCCGCCACGGCCTGCGCCGATATCACGCCGCATCCTGATGCCACGCGCTCAAAGGAATAGACATAGGGCTGGCCGACATAGCTGGCAGTATGCACGTCAACGTCAGTGAACAGCAAATTGATGCCCCTGACGCGCTTTCCGCACTTCAGTGAGCCACTGCTGTTAATCTCAAAGTCACCGGCCTGATTGGTGGCTGCCGCCGTCCATGTTGTGTTGTCTTCCTGATCTGACCATTTCACCAGACGGCCATTGCTGGATGCGCCTAAAGCAAACAGGAATCGCTCGGCAGTAGAGAGTAGGGCAGCGCATCCAGTTGGGGCGTTGGTGATTACAGCGGCCAGCGTAGGCGTTGTGAACCCTAACTGCCATTCGTACAGCTTGCCATCAGCATCTGAGCAGGCTACAAGATATTCTCCCCATGTATCCAGACTCCATGTAGTTGCTGGCGCAATTGCGCCTGTATCTGGACGCGCAACACCATAAGCGAATGATCCATAAAGGTTATACCCATAGCCGGTTGCGCTAATAGCGTCAGCACGTCCAGTGGTAAATCCTGTGGGTGTAATTTCTTTAAGGACAGAGTTTTCATTCATGGCGTACAGCTTTGTGCTTGTACCCATGGCGATGTATCGCCCACCAGAATTTGTCTTCCAAGTCAAAAGTCCACGGCATTTTCCTGTCATGGCTGTCTCTGACCTCTTGCGCCAACCGCCAATAGGACGCAATGTATTCTCATACCAGCGAACCAGGTTAGCGTCATACCAGCGTCCGGCAGACTGATACTCAGTACCGTTGCGGTACACGCCTGGTGGAATTTTTAAGGGTATGAGTGCCATGGCTTGATTATGCGGTTTCTATGGATAGATTGGACACGAATGTGAGAGTGGCAATGACTGATGGAACTACCGGTCTGGTCGGTGAACTGCTGGCCGCATAGTGTTCAATCTGCACGCCAACATCTGTTGGCCGCCACATGATCTCTACATAGTCATTGGCTGCCAGACTTACAAAGAAGTTCAGTGTGGCAACAATGTGGAATGGGTCGCCAACACCCTTCCTTGGCGCAAAGCCAAATCTGCTATTTGACTTGTCAATGTTTGTGCCGTTCTTACGAAACCACACATCCACATCTTGAGATGCGTTGGTGCTATTGGTCAACTGGATGCTGAATTGAATGTTGTAGATGCCAGCCTGCGCCACGTTCAGCCTTGACGAATTCGACAAGGTCACGCCATTACTGAGGTCGGTGGTGTCAAAGGTGATGGCATAGGCCGTGGTGGTGTTGGCCGCAGTCTGATCTGTACCATCCTCAAACGCGCCATAGGGATTATTGATCCACTTGCCACCGCGCGGCCCGAATAGCGCCGCAAACAGCGCTGTTAGTTTGCTGAAGTAGGTGTTAAGCGCACCGAATGACTGAGACTGAAACCTCTCGTCATAGGACGCACCAGGCGAGCCAATGTTCGGCTGCGCTGGTGTCGTGATCTGCTGACCAAGGTTAAGCGCCATGGATTAAGCCACCAAGCCGTTCAAGTAGGTAGTCTTACCGGCCACCTTGACGGCGGTCAGTTCTTGCATCTTGAGACTAGATGGGTCAAAGCTGACGTGAACCCATCCCGAGTTTGGCTGACCTTGTGTATAAAATTCCAAGATGAGCTGCGTGTAGTCGCAATTTTCCATAATCCAATGCGCCAGATCAGGGTTGGAGATACCCTCAATCTCAATATCGGCTGCCATACCTTTGCAATGGTCTGAGGTTTTACTACCGCCAACGGCTGCATTGGACTCAGGGCTGCGATATCCAGAGTTCACCGTTACTGACTTGCCAAAGTGTTCACGCACCGGCTGTAGGACATTCTTGCAAAGCAGCTTCAGGCTTTCAATGACGGCCTCATCTGGCGTATTGTCAATGCCAAGGCGGGTTGCGGTATCTGACTTGGTCAACTCTTTTAGAGTGAAGTTGGCTGATAGATTCATTTCATGGTCCTCATTTGTTCGTAGGTTTGGATGCAGGCGTTGAGCTTTCGGATGGCGGCATCTCCTTCGGCGGCGATGGCGACAAGATCGTCAGCAGTCTTTCGGTCAAGTTCGGCTGATGCTGTTCCGCTGTGATCTCCACCGGCAGCGGTGGAATCTGTGGCGGCTGATACGGCGCACTCGGCGGCCTTGACAGGGATGAACAGCTTGCGTTCACCGCTAGCAATATCAGCACGCAGCTTTGTCTCTTTAACCTTTGCAACATTATTCGCCTTTCGTAATGTGTCACCGTAACTCTGCGCCACTTGCGCCATGGCCTTCTCAGTCTCCCTAGCCTTGGCGTTCAACGCGGCAATCTCCAGCTGCTGGCGCTGATACTCAGCGTCCTTACCCTTGTAGTATCCACCGCCAAAGGCAGAGCCAATGGCAATCAGGATACTCAAAATCACCCAAGGGTTAAGCAGGCTCATGGCTTTGGCGGCTCATCATTGTCAATTGCTTCGGCCTTGGCAACTGCCTTGGCGCTGGCTGAGATTACAGACCGTCCAGCAACACCGCCAAGCACGCCAGTGCAAAGCAGCATGATGTTGGAGAGTTGTTGCGTGTACACCTTATCAATTGGTGCCATACCCGCCATCGGTTGGGTGACAAATGAAACTGAGTACAAGTACATACCGCAAGAACCCACCAGAATCAGCGTGATGGAGAAAATAACGAATGCCCATACTCTGACTTCAATTTCCTCTGGAGTCAGTCTACTGGACGGTTTATAGCCTATGGTGGTCATTTCTTTTCCTTCTCTGGTGTTACAAGCATCTCAGGACAAGTCGCTGTAGCTGTACAGATCGGCGGCTTGCATTCAGCATTGTCCCAATTCTTAGGGTCTTGGCACGCATATCTAAAACGATCTTCAAAACAGCCGGTAAGAACAATTAATAAAAATAATAATTGAAAGATGTTTTTAGTCATGATGTGTGATGTGTGTAATAAATATCTTCAGTTGATTTTCTTGCAATAGACGCTTCTTCAGCAGTTGCAAAATAACCTATATGAATTGTTTTTCGATTATGCATTAGGCTTGCTGACCAAGGTTTGCTTTTTAATCTTTTGTTATAGAAAACGCCACAATGACCAGATTTGTTTGAGCCTTTTCTAAACATATTTTCGCTATTTTGTTTAGGAGTTGCAAGTCTCAAATTTGATATTGCGTTATTGCTCCTGCATCTGTCAATATGATCAATGTTTGTTGTTGGGAATTCTCCATGTACATACAGCCATATCAATCGGTGTACAAGATATTCTTTATTATCAATTCCTATTTTGATGTAACCATTACACATCATGACCCCAGCCTTATTTCCCTTTTTTCCTTTGCCGCCTTTATTTATTTTCCAAACAAAAAATCCTTGGTTTGGATCAATCTCAAAAAGTTCAGATAACCGATCCCTTGTTGGGAGACTATTTAAATTTTTCATTTTTCATCCTACGGTCAAAGACAGGATTATCAGTAATGGAATCAGGAGTCTTGTCACGGTTTTTCCTTTCGATCTCACGGCGTAATTTTTCCACCTTTTCCAGCTGTTGTCTCACCTCTTGCTTTTGCTCTAAGGTGTCCATCAACATAAATGCTAGCAGTGGCAGCATCAACGCAACGAGGATTACAGAAACTATCCAGCCTACTGCTCCCATCATGTGATCCTCTGGTGCGTCAGCACGAAAAACAGGAGCCATAGGTACAGAATAAGAATAAGGGTCAGGACGCTTACTCCCAACTTTAACCGTTGGCTTTCCTCCCTTTGCTGACGTTGCCATCGCTTCCTCTCAGCTTTTGACTCCTGCGCCAGCCTTGCGGCCTCCTGCTCTGCTCCAACAATCTCACGCATTTCCATGACCTTGGAGTACAGCGCCCCGAGTGCTGGTGGAGCGTTCCAGGTCATCGCCATTCTGATGTCATTGACCATGACTTGCATCTGGTCAGCCGCCCTGACTCGCTTGATGGCCGCCTCAAACAGGTTAGCGTCAGGATCGTAGACTGTTCTGGACTTCTCCTCACTTTCGCGGATATGGTCAGCCAGCTGCTGCTGCAAGTGGAAAAACTGAATTAGCTGATCTACAACTCCATTCAGTATTTCCTCCTCGTCTACCTCAACAAACTTCTCTTTCTTCTTCTTCGCTGCCACAGGCTTGGCTTGTTGCTGCGGCTTTGGTTTGCCGCCAAAGAATTGCAGTAACTGTTTCCAGAACCCATATGCCTCTTTGCCAATTGAAATAGCTTCTTCACTTGTTTTTTTTATCTCAACAAACTGCGTTTTGCACTCACGGTACAAAGCGCAGCCTGCTTGGATTTGCTTACAGAGGCTTCCGGCCAATAAGCACAAGGATATGGGGTCCACATTGCTTTACAGTCCCAGTAACTTAGAAACCATTTGAGCAGCAAAGCCTGGGCCGAGCAGCACTGCGGCAATGACAATGTAGATCAGGTATTCAATCCGAGTCATGCGAGCCTTACCAGACTCCAGCTTCTCTTCGATGTTCTTGTATCGCTCATCGCAAGATGCTTGGTGCGCATAAAAGTCTGTCTCTAAACTCATCCTGCCACCTCATCCGCTGGCTCTGGTGTGTTGCCCTCTGCCTTCCAAAGAAGAAAGGCTTGGTAGTCGGTGTTGGAAGGGTCAAATGGAATCCATGCGCCATCTGATAAACGCAAAATTTGAGTTTGATTTGTTGTTTTTGTAATTGGGTCTATGGTTTGTTTATACATTTATAACTCCGCTGATGCTGAAAATTGACCACCTGCCCATGTCGCAGCGCCAACGCCATTTGTTATCATGTAAAAAGCAGTCATTCTTGCTGTAGTTTGATAAGAATTAACCGCAGTACCTGATCCAAATGTCGGATTTGTAACTACTGCGACTGTTGACGTAGCTCTCATTGCAACAGGATATGTGTAATTGCTTGTGATTTGATTTCCACTTGGTGCAACGGCATAAACATAACCCATGTCCATCAATTGAAAATACCTCTGACACAAAGCTAATTCTGTCCCATAAGGTCTGTAATCAAAGCTAGTTGCTGTTGAGCCTTTCTCAAGCTGTACGCCTGTGATGTAGAAAGTAGCACCTGTTGTCCCAATAAAACTAGTGCAAGCACTTGTTCTGAAATATTGACCCGCTTGCCATGCGCCAGCAGTGGTATTTAAAGATGTACCAGAACCTAAATCCCAAGATGCAATCAAGCCAATACCGCTAGTTGTCAGCCATGTTCCTGATTGGTCACCAGCAACTGTTACTGTTTTTTGCTCCCATGTATTTGCGGAACTAATTGTGTATGTTGAAACATAAGACCTGTTTTGTGCGCTATTCGCTAAATTAACGCCAAAAGTTCCAGTCAATGATGAGCGAACCCAAAATGACAAGGTAACAGTTGCGGCAGTAGACGAACCAAAATTTAAATCAGCAATATTTAAACCTTCAACCCTTTGTTGAATGATGTTTACATCTCCAGCCGCCGCAGTTGCTCCTGTGCCATTAGTCAGAATTTGAGAGTTGATATAGCCTGTTGTTGGAACAGTAGTTGATTGCTGTGCTGTAATGTTTGAAGTAATTGCCGTGTCGTGATAAACACGCCATCTGTCTAGCGTGTATGTTCCAGTTGCAGTCCCTACGCTAACACTTGCCCCCGCATTTCTCTGGTCAATCACCATCGCACCATTGATGATGCGGTTCTTGAAGCCGAAATTGCTAGACGCATTAAATACATCAGAGCCGTTAACCTTGGCTGTTATCTCGCCAGTACCCTTTGCGACTAACTTAAAACCGATATTGGTATCGTCACCAGATGCTGTTAATGTTGGAGCAACACCAGTAGCAGCGTTTGCAAGTGTCACTTGATTTACAGCAGATGCGGTTGCAGTTACTTGCAGCAACTCATTACCGTTGGTATCAATGACATCGCCAACCAGTTTTAGTTTTTTACCAGAGCCAACATTCAAGCCAACGGATGTACCTGTGCCGGCAGCAGTGAACAATGAGTCCAGCAAATCAAGGTCGGTATTTACCTTGGTCCCCCAAGTGTCAGTTGAGGCCCCTACCTCTGGCTTTGTCAGCAGTAGGTTGGTGGTGGTGGTATCTGCCATTCTTAATCCCCTTTACGCGGCTTCTTGCCAAGTGATTGAATTGTCTGCTAAATCTGTCCAAGATTCTGAGGTATCAGAACCTGGTGTCCAGCTTTCTGATGAATTGGCAACTGGTGTCCATGTCTCGCTGCTGTCTGACTGCGCCGCCCATGTCTCGCTAGAATCAGGCACCGCACCCCATCCAAAGCCGATCAGCGTGCCAACAGCGCCAGCAGACTCAACGCCAATTATCCCTATGGATATGACATTTGATACGCTGCCAACTGATGCTGTACCACTTACGCCAGTAATCGCTTGAAACGATATAACTTCAGCGCCCATCGTGCCAACGGCACCGGTGGCTGCATTGCCTGAAATAGACGTAGTGCTGGTGATACTAACAGAGCCAACAGAAGCTGTAGACGAATTGCCGGTTAAAGCAATTGCAGCAGACTGAGTAACGCTGCCAACAGACAGGGTTGACGCATTGCCTGTGACGGCCTTGCTCAATTCAGCTAAGACCGATCCAACAGCACAAGTGGCTGCATTGCCGGTGATGGTAATAGTTCTAGTTGTAGCAACAGTACCTACATTGCCTGTTGCAATTGTTCCATCTTCTTGAATTGAGACATTGGCGAGCAGCGTACCAACAGTACCAGTTGATGCACTACCTGAAATAGTGAGGTTGCCTTTTCCATAAGCACCAATGCCATATTGACCTGTACCATAAGGATATGCAGTTACATAGGTAGTGACGGCTGGTATTTCTCCTAATGCATTTTGGGAAAATGAGGAAAAGCCAAACATTAGCTTTCCCCTTTAAGACCAGTTACCTACCGAAATTACTGTATTTGTTCCAACTGGGTAGCACTTAAACCAAGTATTTACACCAATAACTGCGGCAGATGCCGTTGTTAGTTGGATGCTGGGAATAATTGTGCCAGCACCGTTGATTCTGAAAATACCTTTAACAATTGCAGATGCTGCCGTTCCTGTTGCCGCAGTAATAATGTTTCCAGTTGCCCCAGCAGTTGATTGCCAAGTTGTACCAGCATTTGCGCCAGTTGCCTGATTGGTGTTATCCAATCCAAAAGCGTGCCATGCAGCAGATGTAAATGTTGCCGTTCCAGCACCAACAATGGAAAACCCCATATTCCCCGATGTCGCACTCATAGCACTTACGTTAATGGACATTTCAAAAAAATAAGAGGTTGATGCGCCTACCGTTAATGCGCCACTTGTTAAACCGCCAGTACCCGTTGTGTTATCAAATATTGACTGCAACGCTGTGTTGCTGGTCATTGTCTTTGTGCCTGTTCTGGCAACAAAATGTTCTGCTACAAATACACCGCGACTACTTGCAATGGGAGTCCCATAGAAAGCAGTCCCATCAAATTCAATTGATCCATCATCTGGCGTTGTCATTAAAACACCGGCAGATGATGTCAATTCAAATGGTGATGTTGTTGCAGTTCCTGCTTTAACTTGAATTACTGATGATCCATCAGCAGTAATTCCAAATCCAACATTACCACTTCCATCAAAATAAACTGCTTTTTCTGCTGGTAACGTCACAAATACATTAACAGTATTTCCAGCAAGTGTTAGCGCAGACGTAGTGCCTGATGAATTAGATAAAACTGTTGTTCTTGCTAATGTATTTCCTGACGTTGTAAACGTACCGATACCTGTTTCCCATACATTTGCTGTCCCATCAACAATTGTGTAGTAGCAAGTATTTGTATTACCAATTCCGCTTGCAAATGATTGATATCCAGCAACTGTTCCAGCAAGCGTTAAAGTGCCTGATCCACTTGTTGTAGATGTTTCTAAGACACGATTAGCAAATACAAGTGCCATTTCATTAAGCCAGCCGGATCAGGCCAGTGCTTGCGTCATTGGTAGGCATGGTCAGCGTAAACGTACCGGCAGTCACGGTCTGGCTGCCAAACGTATGCACGCTGACCGCTTTGTTTGACTGAGTTGAGTTGTAGATCAGGACTGCATCAAAGGCTGTGGATAAGGTCACAGCAGAGTAGCTGATGCTGGCGCTGGGAGTCACAAAGGCTGTAGTTCCGCTGGTGCTTGGCGCGGTGCCAAAGGTCACCGTCACGCCGCCTGCGGTGTAGCCGGTGCCTGACACTTCGTTTGTGGCGCTGTAGGCTGTTGTAGCCGCGCTGACAGTAGCAGAGGCCAAGTACAAGGCAGCCTTAAAAGTGTCGGCGGCGGTGGAACCTCGCGTAACACCAACACCAAAATTGTGGTCGCCGACAAGTAGCTCACCCTTGAAACTGGTACACATTGCCTGAGTATTTGCCATGATCTATTCCTTAAATTTGTTGGGTGATGCCATCAGCAAACACACTGCGCTTGAGCGCCATATTGACAGATCGGTGAACCATTTCACCATCCAGCCAATACTCTACCCAGCTTGTTGTCTCGGTGTCATTGTCCAATGAACCTTCACGCTTTTCCAGCAATGAATCGTCCATCTCGCCTTTGGTGGTGGTAACTATCATCCAAATGTCCTTGCACGCGCCAACAGAGCGCCGCCAGAGGTTGATCCACGGTCATCAGCAACTTGCAACTGCTCTAAGCCAGCTAGGTACAAAGATGACCACACTGAGATTCTCGCATCATCCTGTAGATAAGGCGCAGCCTGTAACAGCGAGCCATACAGGTAAACGTCTGGCGCCTGAGTCAGCAGCCAGTTGGTGGCGTTTGTAGCTGATAACTTAGCCAGCTTGGCGTAGTAAACAAGATCGGCAGTGTATGCACCATCAGGGATCGGCAGCAACCGAAATTGATTGCCCACCACTGTGAAGTACAGCGGCTTACCGCTGGACAGGTAGGTGGTGTTCGACAGTTGGTCCATTGCCTCAATGGTCTGGAATGTCAGCGATGTCACCGGATTGGTGTCCAGCTTGATGGACTTGGTTTCCAAGAAGTCATCAGGCACCGTACCGTACTCGGCGGCAGCTGCAAAGGATGCAGTGGCACGCACAATCATCTGACGTGTACGCAGCTGGCGCTCCATCTGCGCCTCGGCCAGGCTGATGAAGTCAGCAATAGCCGAAGTCAAATCAGTACGGTTGAGCCAATCAGCCAGTGATGATTTGAGTTCGGTGTAGGTGGTCAATGCCATTTAGACTGCCTCTTTTTCAAGCTGTTCCTTCATGACCCAAGTGTGTTCATGCCGGAATTCAAACGTGCCAATGTGTCCGATTTCTTTTGAGACATCATGGTCAATATACACCTTGAAACCCAATTCCTGAGCCTTCTTGCAGAAGAAGACATCCTCGCCCATGTAGCCGCGAGTGCCGGTCTGCCAAGGCATATCAAACCATGGCTCGGTCATGTTCTCAAACACTTCGCGCTTGATCAGCATCACGCCAGTGCCAACTGAGCCGATCTCTTCTAAGCCGGTGGATTCAGGCATGGTGTAGACCGGCTTGCGCTTTCCATTCTCATCATAGTTCTGCGCCGTTGGACCTGTGGGCATACGTCTGCGCGCGCAGTTGGTCGCCACGATATCCACGTCATGCGCCAGCAGCCGCTGGATCATGTCCTGCGGGAAAGTCATGTCGGAGTCGATGAACAGTATGTGGCTGCAACCCTCGCGCATTGCGTCAAGGCACAGGTCAGCACGCTGATTCTGGATCAGTGTGCCTTGAAGTATCTTGAGGCTGACAGCGTCAGTGGTATTCAGCGTGTGGTACGCCACCATATTGACCATGCAATAGGTGTAGTTGGTATGGACCATGTCACGCGCTGGCGTGCAGACTGCAATGTATTTCATACCTGTCCTGGCCTCACTCTAAAGAACCTGTTATCTGGATCGTTCAACCATTTTTTCATGTAAACCGGATCATCCAATTTGCCCTCGGCCTTCAGCTGAAAGTAGATCGACTCAGGAATGCTGGCAACATGATGCCATTCACCCTTCCAATCTGCTTTGTTGTCAATGGCGGCAAAGTCGCGCTTGTTGGCCTCGATGACGGCAGTCAAGTCCTGCGTTGTCTGAATCGTTGCCTCATCAGTGTCATCGTTGTAGTGCCAGGTGCGGGTGATCCCCTTCTCGGGGCTTGCATCAAAAAATCGTTTTTCCATGTAAGTAGGGGAGGATTTCTCCTCCCCCTTTTCCTCTTAGTTGATTAAGAAGTGATCAAGTCAGCGCACAGGCCGTGAGCGTTTTCAGCCATAACTTTATGGCCGAATTCGATCAACAGCATACGCTTCTCAGCGTCACCTGTTTTTGCCAATTCGATTTGCTGGTAAGGACGCAGGACAGTCATCTTTGCGTACTCAGGATCAATGATCCAACCATCACGCTCGCGCTGGAATCGGTTAGCGATAACGGCCACGTTGCCAAAGTCGCTGACGTAGATGTCAACTGCACCGATCAACACGGCAGGCTTTTCGCCACCGTTGATGTTGAAACGTGAAGATGCAATGCCAGAGAAACCGGAAACGCGCTGCTTGTTGACAGGGCCAACCATCAGGATTTTCGGCGTGCCGCCAGCAGACCATACTTTCTGAATCACATTCTTCAGAATGGTTTCAGTGAAAGTACGCACGTTGCCGTCAGTACGCGCACTGTTTGGCAGTGTGGTGTAGCTTGGGTCAGTGCCGTTGGTTTGCTTGTCGGTGTTGGTCTTGACAAACGCGCCCAAAGAAGCAGTAGCGCGAGCAGTGGTGGTGTTACCGGCTGCGGCAACTGCTCCATTCAAGAATGTGAATTCTTGGTCTCGCTTTAGTTCAGAGCCGCGTTTAGCTATTTGGTATGCTAATTCAGAGCGTCTGCCTGCCTTATTTACTACTTCTTCAGTATTTGACAAGACAATGGTTTTGCGTGCGATCTGAGCGTAGTTGGTCAAACGAACAGTCGCAACGACTGAATCAAATGTGCCAACATCATCACCCTCAAGCTGTGCGTTAGCAGCAGCGTCAGCGAGTGCATCGGTTTGCCATTCAAACAAAGTGTTATTGACAGTCTCACGGCCAATGTTGGATTGGTACGGTGTTTCTTCGGGAGAAATGTTTGTGATCACATTGCTCAAATCTTCACGAATACCCTTGGCAGAGTATGTGGTGAACGTGTTACTTACGATAGACATGGTGAATTCCTTATTTCAATAATTTGAAGATTGCATCAGCCGCGTCATCGACACGGCCAGTTTTCGCAAGACGCTGTTGTGCTCGCAATGCCTCAGTATTGTTAGAAACTCTTCCCGCTGCACCAGGCTTTGCGGGTCTTGGCCCATTGTTCGTCACCGGCTTGATCTGTCCACGCTTGGACACCATCTGGTCGTACAGCGCCGCTTTTCGCAGCAGTACAACCGCCCTGTGATCGAGAACATTCTTAAGTTCATCTGGTGAGAATCCGGCCTTCTGGCCGAATTGAACGAGCATGGCCTTTTCAGCCGCAGCCTTCTTGGAGTCTTTCCACTCGGGAATAGCCGCCACCAAAGCCTCTTGCTCTTGCTGCAACACCATCTGGTGATGCTGCATTTGTTCCTGTTGCGACAACTGAGACAGGCGCTGCTTTTCGCTTTGAATAGCCGCGTTCTTCTCTTGGTTTTCTCGCATCACCTCGCGCTGCCTTACCCACTCAATGGGGTCTTCTTGGTAAAGACGTTCCCAATCAATGTTTGGCTGCGTTGCCTGCTGAACCTGAGCCTCTAAAGCTCCTAACAAATGAGCGTATTGCTCGCGCTCGGCACGCACTGCCTGCAACTCTGCCTCTGCGTGCTTTCGCACCTCGGCAATTTGCTGCGTTTTGCGTGTGTAATCCTGAGTCCTTGAATATCCCTTTTGGAGTTCC